TCAGTTAACAGAAACAGAAAGAGCATCTATACAGTCTATAGATCCTGCAAAAAATAAAGGATTGGTTCAATCATCAGCACTTGTTTTTAAAGGTAAAGACTTTATTGCAACAGATCCAAAACCAATTGATCACATATCCTATGTTTACAAAACACTAGACAAAGCAGTATTTAAACATTTTGGAACTAGAATACGTATTATTGGTGACATTGGCGGAGAATTAAAAACACAAAGTGGTAGTGTAATTTCTACTGCAGTTCCACTTTCTGGAATGACATATTATAAAAATAACTCTACTTCGCCAGAACAAAATGTTAACATATCTGGAAACTCTGGAGGACTTGCAGTTCTTCTTAATCCAGAAACTAATAATGGATATTACTTTGAAGTTATTGCATTAGATGGGGCAACTACAGATACTTCAAATATTATATTTTATAAAATTGAACAAGGTACTGGAGAAGCAAATGCTATTCCAACATTATTGTTTAATGCATTTAATGAACAAATTCAATATGACTCTGGAGATTTTGCTGGAATATCAAGAAAACATAATGAACAATATACAACAGTATATGATTTAGCAGTAGAGTATGAAGATTTAGCAAATAAAAATACAAGAAGATTTTATTTATATGTAAATGATGTTTTAATTGGTCAGGTTGATGATACTTCACCACTTCCCGTATATCAGAATACTGCTTTATTTATTAGAGGATCTTCTAAATGTATGTTTGAAAATTTTTATGCTTTAACCAACAATTACTCACAAAACTCTGGTTTTGCAATAAACAATCAAGTTGGAAAGGTTTTTTCATCAACACCAATTACTGCTAACCAATCATTAAAAAAATATGCAATGAGCGGAATTTTACAAGAAGCATACCTAACTGGTTTGAGTACTTTTACAACTCCAGTTTATAGTATTTATTTTGAAGAATTTGGAACTATTATGAGAGAGTGTTCATACATTAATGCTAAATTTGACAATGCATATCCAGCACTATACGCCAAAATGGTGAGTGCGCCAGACAAAGTAAAAGAATATACAATTTCTGGTTTCCAAGCAAATGCTTATGGAGCAGAATTTTTAATATTTAATGCAACAGACACTTTATTAGATGTAAGCACAACCACTTCAAACTTTTTAAAAATTCAAGGTATTGCATTTACAAGCGATAGCAGTAATGAACTTACAGTAGATGATTACTTTAAAAAGAAATCAAGTTTTTCAGATCCTGAACTTGTCGGAGATGTAGTGGTTTATTCTCCAAATATAGAAAAAGAAAAATACAATAATGTTAAATTAAGTAGAATGAATTATGGTAAAAGCGCTTTTTCTATAGATACAGATTATATACAAACCACAGAAGATGCAGAAAACTTAATGGGATGGCTAGTAGATAAATTAATGGTTCCAAGAAAAGCAGTCGGATTAGAAATTTTTGCAAATGCCACAATTCAACTTGGCGATATTGTTTCAATTGACTATAAGAATAATGACAACTTAGATCTTGTTACATCTTCTAGTTCACGTTTTGTTGTTTATAATATAGAATATTCAAGAGGATTAGATGGGCCAAAAATGACTATCTATTTGAGTGAGGTGTAACGTGCCATTAATTTCAGACGGAGAATATAAATATGAATACAATGATTTTTTAAAATCAGTTGGTGCATTAGACACATCAAAAAATAGTGGGTATTATTTTGATAATGATCCAGCACCACTAGATCAATCACCCATTAAACAGTCACCATCTTCATTAAATCAAGATCAAAGTGATACCGCTTCCTATTCTGCTTATCTTAAAGCCACGCCACCTACTCCAGAGATACAATTAATTGCTTCTGTAAAAAAACCAGTAAAAATTGCAACACCGCAATATGTTAATTTTCAAAATGATATAAATGCAGAAGACGCAGATTTTTTAAAGATGTTGTATTTTGAACAAATTAACGGCACTATGCTTTTGTCACTTACAAACAATGCAAATTTAAACACCGATAGCGTAAACTATCAACCAATTATTAATATGGCAGAAATACAAAAAGCCCTAGATCCAAAAGGTATTTTGGCTCTTCAAAACACATCTGACAAATATTTTTTAAATTTTCCTATAAAGTTAGAAACAAAGATTCCAAATAGTGGGAATGGCCCTGCGGGAACAAATGTTTATATTAATTTTTCAACTGGAAATTTAGTCATAGAAAGCATAAACTTAAACCCAGGAGAAAAAATTGAAATTGAAACGCTGCAAAATGGTACAATATATGAAACAGATCTTGGAGTTGATGAGTTATGATAACAAATAAAGGAAAAGAAATTATAGCAAAATACTTGCTTGGAACAACCCCTGCCTATGCATCGTATATGGCTTTTGGCTGTGGTCAAAAACCACTAGCAGATGGTGCTGGAGCCGTAGACTATTCAGAAAAAGAAGTATTAAATTTTGAAATGTTTAGAGTTCCAATTTCTTCAAGAGGGTATGTAAAAGAAGAGGGTGTTAACAAAATAGTATTTACTGCAGAACTTCCAACACAAGAAAGATATGAAATTACAGAAATAGGCATTTATTCTGCAGGAGGAAATCCATCCGCTTCAGGATTTGATAGTAGAAGTTTATTATTGTTTACAGAAGAAGAACAGTGGAAGTATCTTGACACTACAGAAAAAGCAATTCCATCAATAAGTTCAGCACTTGATACAAATAATGACAACATTATTTCAACAACAGACAGTGTGTTTCAAGCAGCAGCAGATAATAGAATTTTCTACAAAGAATATAGAAATACAAAAAATGAAAGATGTAGATTTTTTAATAATATGCTTTTAGTAAAAGGAAATTACAGTGATATTAAAAATGTTACTAATGTTACAACAGGCCTATCTGGACAAAATTACATAATAAAAAATGGACTTAATATTGATTTATCTCAAAATTCATTATCAGATAAAATTAAGATTGCATTTTCTCTTGTAAACAAAGATGCTGCTGCAGCCCATTTAAAACCAGGTAGTTTAAAAATTGTTTTAGAGTTTATTAGTAATAACAAATATGCAAGATGTTTGGTTGATTTAGTTCAAGGATCAGGTGGAATTGATTTTGATACTAATAGATATTTTGTAGTTGAAAAAACATTACAAGATTTTGTTCAAGAAGAAGGCTTTTCTTGGGAATCTATTACCTCTGTTAAAATATACTCCTCTGTAGTAACTTCAGGAGCAGCAGTTGCAACACATTATATTGCTTTTGATGCAATTAGATTTGATAATATAAGTACTGTTAATCCTCTGTATGGACTAGTTGGATATTCTGTTATTAAAAATGCTAATGCAGAGCCAATTGAAAAATCTCCAAACACAAACAATTATGTTGAATTTAGAATGTCTTTAGATATTGGTAACGTTGTATAATGATAGTGACTTACAATGGATCTTTTCCTACATCAGGATCAGTTCCAGTAGATGCAACCAATTATAACGTAGCAGACACCATAACTATTCTTGGCAATACTGGAAATCTTATTAAAACTGGCTATAATTTTCTTGGATGGACAACTAATCCTCTCGGTTATGGAACTCTTTATGGCCCAGGACTAGCAAGTACTTATACAGCAGCAGCAGCAAATATAACTTTATATGCCAAATGGATTTCTAAAGATAAAAACATTAAAAAATCTTTGTTATTAAAAAAAGATTTGCCACCAGTTAATGATTCTAATAAACATAGCATTAGATATAGAGTTGTTTCTGACGATCTTAACAGAGCCTCTGCATGGTCCCCAATTTATTATGTAGACGCAGAACCAATTGAAACAGTTGCTGCAACAGTAACTAAGATAGGTGTAACTGCTGCTCCAGCAGGAAGTTTTTCAGTTACTTGGACAGACTCTGTAACGGTTTCTGAGCGCAGAACACCAGAAAAAGGTGTAGCATATTTAACCGTTGTAGAATATATGCCTAAAAGATTAAAGTATGATATTTTTGTTAAAATTGATTCAGCAACTTATTATTCTTATCATGGTACTGCAATTGCGAGTCCGGATAAAGGATCTCAACCAGCAGTTATTACCTATACAATACCAAACACAGCAACTTCAACAATAAAAATTTTAATTCAGCCAGAGGGAATTTCTAAAATTGTAGTTCCAGCATTAAAGTTGTATGAATCTGGAACAATTACAATACCTTAAGTTAAATGATATAATGGAGGAATAATGGCAAAACTAACAGTACCACAAAGAGGGCAACCTTTAGATGTTTCTTATATGTATTCTTTGGTTGAAACAGTTAATCAACTAAGCGATATTGTTGGAACGACTCAAAATGTAACACAAATTGTAGCAAGCAATGGAAAAAGTAATACAGTTGCAACTGGAAGAGCAGGAATTGTTGGTATTACAACAAACGTAGCAAGTTCTAAAACTATTACTACCAGTGAAAATCAAATTCCATTTACAGTTAATTATAGTTTTCAGTATCCACCAATTGTAGTAGCAACTCCTTTTAAC